GGCAGCTTGGGATACATCTGTGTTGGGTGACAGCCCTTACGCATAAGGATAAGTAGATGGCACTGACTAAAATAATCGGTGAGGGCATACAGGGGATTTCTAATTCCTCTGATGCCACCGCAATCACTATTGATAGCAATGAGCGTGTTCTTACACCATCAAGACCAGCTTTTCTTGCAAGACGTAATGATACAACAACATCGCTCAGTAGTGGTGATATATTTACTTTTGACAGTGTTAGTATTTATGGAGGATTTGATACCGCTAGTGGATATAATACAAGTACATACACATACACTTGTCCAGTAGCAGGGCTATATTGGTTTCATGTTAGTGCGATACTTGGCAGTGCAACTTATTCTAATGCTCAATGGAAAATTCAATTGAATGGTAGTGATTACGAGCAAAGACATTTTTCTTCAACAAACACAGATTATTATACGCATAGTATAGATACTTACATCAACGCTTCTGCAAACGATACAGTACGCATTAAAGCTGGAACTGATTTATATTTTTATGGCAACCAATGGTCTGTGTTTATGGGACATTTAATAGGATAGAGCAATGTCAAATTATAAAAATATTATTAGAACAAATGCTATTTCAACAACTGTTAATGTTGTTGAAACGGCTGATTCTATTTTACAGGCAAGTGATTGGACACAACTGCCTGACAGTGGATTGACTAGTGATTGTGTAGCATCATTTGCAACATATCGTGCAAGCATCCGCACTATCCGCAAAACAAACCCAGCTAATCCAACTTGGCCTAATGCGCCAGAAGAGGAGTGGAGTTAATGCCATATATAGGTAAATCCCCAGAGTTCGGTGTTCGCAATCGCTTTGTATATCAAGCGACAGCAGGACAGACTAGTTTTAGTGGCTCTGATGCAGACAGTAAAACACTAACATACACAGATAGCCTATACATGGACGTGTATCAGAATGGTGTGCTACTCAAGCCGGGTACAGACTATACAGCAACGACAGGTACAACAGTCGTGTTAGTCACAGGGGCAAGCCTCAATGACGTAGTTGAGATGGTTGTGTATGACGCTTTCTCTGTAGCAGATAGCTACACAAAGTCACAAGCAGATACACGCTACCCATTCAAGGGCAACAACAGCATCATCCGATTGAATGGGCAGACCATCACAGCAGACATTACGATTGACAGCGATGAGAATGGCGTATCGGCTGGACCTATTACACAGGACAATGCCACCGTCACTGTTAATGGATATTGGAGTATCGTATGACCAGTCAGTTAAATGTAGACACCATTGTAGATAAGGCTGGCTCTGGCGGTTCTAATGTCAAGATGGCTAATACATCTACCTATGTAGCTGATGGCGGCAGTGCTACGCAGAACACAGTGCAAAGTTTAGTTAAGGTTTGGGCAAAATTTAATGGTAGTAGCTTTGGTGAATTAGATTCATTTAACGTGAGTAGTTTTACAGACTCAGGGGCAGGTAACTATACAGTGAATATCAACAATGATTTTTCAAATGCCAATCACGCTTCTGTTGAAGGTTCTGGTGCTTATCATACAGTTAATGATGCGGCTAACGCAGCGGGAACACTTAATCTTGCTTGTTATAACTCATCTCATTCAAATGCAGATGAAAGCAGAGTAGCAGTACATAGTTGTGGAGACCTTGCATAATGGCTAGTCAACTTAAAGTAGATACAATTACAGGTGTAACCACCGCTGGCTCTATCGCAGTCACTGGCGAGGGCAACTCAACCACCACTAATCTTCAGCAGGGGCTGGCAAAAGTTTGGGCAAATTGGAATGGCACAGGCACAGTCGCAATAAGAGACAGTTTTAATACAGCTTCAATAACTGACAACGGCACTGGTGATTACACAACAAATGTTTCTAATGCTATGGCTAATGCTAATTATTGCTTTACAGCTTTAGGTGGTGATACGTCAGGTTCGTTGTCTGTTAGGATTGAAAATAGTAGCAACAGAACAACAACAACTATTGATTTAATCTCCTATAATACAAGCGATGCTATGTTAGATATACAAGATGTGAATAGTTTATTCCACGGAGACCTCGCATAATGGCAAGCGAACTTAGAGTTAACACATTAAAGGATGCCAGCGGTAATAACAGCGTGGCTACTAGCTTTGTGGCGGGTGGTAGTGCAAAATGTTACGCTCTTTCAGCAGTCGGTGCGGCTGCGACAACTTCATTAAATCTCACAAGTATTACAGATAATGGAACAGGCGATTTTACATTTACTATCGCTAGTGACTTTTCAGCCGCAAACAAATACGCTCATCCTATAGTACCCGCTGACGTTGATGGTGGAGGCGGTATGGATATTACTGTTACGTCAAAGGCCGCTGGTTCTATACGGATTGGAACTATTCGCGATGACAGCACTAAAACAGACAATGCCCATTATCTTTCTGTATCAATGTTTGGAGAACTAGCATGAGTAAAGCAGCAGAATTAGCCGCACTGATAGGTGGGCAAAAGGCGTTAGGTGATAAGAATTTTGTCATTAATGGCGATTTTCAGTGTTGGCAAAGAGCCACCGCAGCTACAACCGGTGTAAATAATACGGTAAATACCACTGATAGATGGGGTTGGTTATTGAGTAATGACGGTGCGGTTACTTCTGAACGGTCAACCGATACACCGACAGGCACAGGTTATTCGTTTCTCGCTAAATGCACAACAGCAGACTCAAGCATTGCGGCTGGTCAGTATGCTGTTATTTACCAAAATATAGAATCACAAAATCTTCAACCGCTGCAATATGGGACTTCTTCTGCTAAAAGCATAACGCTCTCGTTTTGGGCTAAGTCTAATAAAACTGGAACGTACACAGTAGCTTTGTACAAAGCTGGAAACACAGGGTACATAATTCCTAATGAGTACACGATTTCATCGGCAAATACATGGGAAAAGAAAACAATCACAATAACGCCAACTGCTGGAAGCACATCATTTATTACAGCATCAGCAGCAGCATTCCTTAATGACAACACATTAGGGTTTCAGCTTGCGTTCAATCTTGCATTTGGTTCAAATGGAAATGGTACAAACGCTACTTGGTCTTCTAATACAGCGCATTATACCACATCCAATCAAGTAAACTGGCTGGATAGCACAAGCAATACCTTTTATCTATCTCAAGTGCAGCTTGAAATTGGAGAAGTAGCCACACCCTTTGAGCATGAGGACTTTTCTACTACGTTACGCAAGTGTCAAAGATATTATGCAAAATCTTGGTCACAAGGCAGTGCAGTTACTACTAATCCGGGCGTTATAGGTGCTGCTTGTGTCGGTAATGTAAACAGAGCATTTGGAAATGTGTTTTGGCCTGTGACTATGAGGACTGCTCCGACAGTAACATGGTATTCTGGTTCAACTGGTACAACAAATAAATGGAGAAATGCTAGTAGTGGCACAGATATTACTGCCGCTGCTGCCGTTGCTGCCATTGGCGAAAGTGGTTATGGCTTGGTTTTAAGTGCTGGAATTGATGCTGTAACTGATACTCTTCAAGGGCATTACCAAGCCGTAGCGGAACTGTAGGGAAATACTGTGATGTATGAAAACGCAAAATATTTGAATAATTTACAGAACGAAAAGTTTGCTATTGAGGTAGCGATTAATGGCGTTGTGTCTCAAGTTCCAATCGCTGCGGATAATACAGATTACGCAGAAATCCTGCGTCAAGTAGCGGCTGGCGAACTCACTATAGCAGATGCTGACTGATGGATGTAGTACATATCATAGATACCTTAATCGGTATAGTCGTAATGGGTGGCGCATGGTATCTTGGTGGTATAGCTAAAGAGATGAAGCGTATAGATATATTAATGAATAGAACACGTGAAGAGTATGTAACACGTACTGAAGTACGAGAAGACATGAGCCGTGTTATGGAAGCACTACATCGTGTAGAAGATAAACTTGATAGGGCATTAAATAAATGATGCAGTTTAAAGCATTTAAACCAGAAGCCATGAATAAGATAGCTAAGTCTATGGGCTATTCAGGTGACATGGGGCAGTTTCAAAACTTTATTGAACAAGACCCTGCACGTCAGAAGCAGATGAATATGTATACTAATGCTGCTAAGATGATGGCACGTGGTGGTGTGGTTAAGATGCAGACAGGTGGCACACCAATGCCACGGGGTACTGTAACAAACCCACAAGGCACACAAGCTGCTACACCTGTTTATACTGGACCGGGTACACCACCGCCGGGACAACCGGGTGTTGGTCAATTTTCTGTAGATCAAATGTACAATCCCGGTGTGCCTATTGGTGCAACTACTATAGCTGCACAGACACCTTTAACCACAGGACAGGACATTGCTGCTGGAACTGGTAATGTTTCTGGTCAAGTTGCTGTACCTACTACACAGGCTGCAACCACTACAGCAGCACCTACTGTGGCTTCACAAGCTAATACAATGCAAGCAGTTCAAGCTGCACCCGCTGTCGGTGCGGCAGTACAAGCTACACAAGCAGCACAAGCTAATCCTAGTGACCCTCGTGCGCAAGTTACTGCTGCACAACAAACAGCATCTTCTGTGGGTAATCTACAGGCTGCACAAGGACAAGCGCAGCTTATCAATAATCCTGTACAAAGACAAATACAGTCTGGTGAATTGATAACAGGCACAGGTGTTGATGCCACTGCTGCTGCTGCCGCTACAGCACAAACACAGGCTGCTGCTGCCCAAGCTAATCCTTCTCAGGGTGCTATGGTGCAAGATCAATTAGCCAGCTTAATGACACAGTTTCAGGGTACTAACCCACCTGCATGGGCGGCTGGTGCTATTCGTACAGCTAATGCACAAATGGCTGCACGTGGTCTAGGCTCTTCATCTCTTGCTGGTCAAGCCATTGTACAGGCAGCTATGGAAAGTGCATTGCCTATAGCACAAGCAGATGCACGTACCATTGCACAGTTTGATGCACAGAACCTATCTAATAGACAACAAGCTGCTATGCTTGCTGCAGAACAACGTGCTAAGTTTTTAGGACAAGACTTTGACCAAGCATTTCAAGTAAGGGTACAAAATGCTGCACGTATATCTGATATAGCTAATCAGAACTTCACAGCAGACCAACAAGTGCAGTTAGAAAATAGTCGTATAGCTAATACGATGAACCTGAATAACTTAACTAATCGTCAAGCATTAGTCATGGGTCAGGCTTCTGCATTAGCACAATTAGACACTGCAAATTTAAATAATCGTCAACAAGCTGGCGTACAAAATGCGCAGAACTTTTTGCAGACGGATATGGCTAATCTGTCTAATCAACAGCAGACAGAGTTATTTAAAGCACAACAACGTATACAATCTCTTTTTACAGATCAAGCTGCAGATAATGCTGCAAGACAATTTAATGCATCTAGTCAAAATCAAGTTGACCAGTTCTTTGCCAACTTAGCCTCTCAAGTATCACAGTTTAATGCATCACAAGCTAACGCACAAAATCAATTTAATGCAGGTCAAACTAATACAGTAGAGAGATTTAATGCAGAACTAAACAATCAACGTGACCAGTTTAATGCACAGAATCAAATGGTAATTGCACAAGCTAATGCACAGTGGCGTAGGCAAATTGCTACAGCAGATACCGCTGCTATCAATCGCGCTAATGAATTAAATGCAAATGCGGTTCTTGACATAAGCAAAGAAGCATACGATAATCTTTGGAACTATTATGCTGACACTATGGAGTGGGCATGGACAAGTTCTGAGAATGAATTAAAAAGAGTAAATGACCTAGCTATAGCTAAATTAGATGCTGACAGTAATACAGATATGTTAAAGTTTAAAGAAGATGCCGCTAGTTCTCAAGGATACGCAAAATTAATTGGTTCCATAATGACTGCACAATCAGGGTCATTTTTAGGTAGTATTTTAGGATTATAAAATGGCAGTAACAACATATGCACCAAGCATGTATAATAAAACACTAGACATGAAACAAGTAGAGCCACAAGAACAAAAAGGTGGTCTTCTTGTAAGAACTAATATGATGCAAAAAAAATGAAGAAACACCTTTTGATTTTGTCATGGGTCAAGTGATGAAGATTAGAAGTCTACGGAATAAAGTAAAAGAAGGAAAAGCATGAGAGAGGACATACCATTAGATGCCCCCATTCCGGGGATGTCATTAACGCATGAACTTGGCGCACGTCCTTGGCAAACACCGCCAAAGGCAGCGACTGTTGCAGAAGCTATGGAAACATATCTTCCTGCTTTTCAAAATGAAGATGTTGTTCCTGAAATTTTAAATGTTCTTGAAACTGGCATACCTGTAGCTGCTATAGCTGAAGCTACTATGTTAGCTGGTGTTATGGAAGGAAGACACACAATAGATGTAGGTATTTTAATACTACCTTTCTTAATGGAGATGATAGCTTATGTTGGTGATCTCGCAGAAATAGAATACAACATGGGTAATACTAAACTAAAAAGTAAAAGAGAGGGTATGGAGCCACCTACAGATCAAGAAATAGCAGTTGTGAAGAAAAGATTAGACGAAGTTAAAAGTGAAGTTGAAGAGGAAGAAGAGTTCCTATCTGAAGAAGTAAGTGAAGATGAACAAGAAGAGCCAAAAGGCTTAATGGCTAGGAGACAATAATATGCCACGTTTTTTACCGGGAATAGCTGCTGGTGCTTTAGCTGACATATTTTTAGAGGACAACGAGCGTGTTACAAAATCTACAGATGAAACTCTCAATACTCTAGCACAGCTTGTCATTGAGGGGGTAAAAAAGAGAAGAAAAAAGCTAGATTCTGTGGAAGAGTCAATGTCCAGATTAGAGGCACTTGGTTTTAAAAGACCAGTTGCGGCCTCTATTGCACGTGGTGGTCTCTACGCAGTTAATGATGCTGTTACAGCAGCAGGTAAAGCAAGAGATTTTGGTGAAGATGTAAATAGCTATTATGTAACACAAGCAAAGTACAGTCCCGATGAATTTGCTAACTATACTCGTGCTGAAATGGCAGAAGCAATTGTACCAGTCTCTAACATAAAAGAGTCTGCTGACATTCTCACAAAAGGAAAAAGAATAAACACAGAGAGAGTAAATGAGGCTGTTGGAAAATATGTTGGTGCAACACCTGAAGCATCTTCTATAGATGTCCCAGTGTTTGCACAAGATGTTTCTAAAATGGGTGGTGGTAAGTTCAG